CCAACTTTTCGAAGAACTTAACGTCTCCCATCGCGCGACACACGGCATTTTTCTGCCAAGCCATAGCTACGTCATGGTTCCCGGCGGCCACTGCCGATCCGTATGGATTGATTGTGCAGTTCCCGCCGGTCTCTGTAGCGACCGCTACTTCGCTTCTGAGGAGAACATCGAAACCGTGCAAACGGCCGATGACACCCTCTTTAGCATCATAGTACTGTGAGAAGTCGCGATACATCGTGTCGTTCAGACTCTCGCTGACCTCGTCCATCATATTCGCGGACAGGAGGATCTGACGATCTTTCTCCGGGACATTATCCTGGTTCATCCGCTTTTGCATTTTTTTGATATCCTTGTGAGTCGCTACCCTACGTTGTCCGGTTGCTCCCGGCAGGATTTCGCTCGTCAAAGCTCCACTGGTTCGGATAATAGACGTCTGAGGAAGACCTGTAAGCCAGGTTACAATCATGCTTCCCGCAACATCTTCTGTGATCTGCGAGGCGTGGTCGCCATAAACGGAGTCGATCATATCATACGACGGCTCGACCTTCTGCGCATTGGGAATGTGGGTTGGGTCGGTAGAATACTCGTCAAGGGTATAAGTCACATCCGTATCAGTCCGGCGAACTGCCACAGCCGGGAACGTGTTCCTGTTTTTAATGACTGTGGGTCTTGCACCTGGTTGGGGGATATGGACGACCTTGCCAGCCAGGACATACTGATCGTCTGACACGGCGCGATTAAGGAATGCGTTATCCTTCCAAAAACGCTCGATCAGGTACTGAGCCCACAGTTCCACCTCGACGCCTTTTTGGGCAATGCCAGGAGCTTTTGGCTTTGAAAACTTGGTCAGCAGGATGGCAGCGATAACGATGACAAAGAACAGAAGTCCCGGATGGGTAATCTTATCGGACACCGGTGACAGGACGATCCCGACCGCGATGAAAAACATCAGGAAAGGGAAAAGGAATTGATTTAGGAATTGTTTCATGTTGTTGTTATTGGTTAGGGTTAAAATTTTTCGGGCGTTCACCGATAATATGATTTTTGAGTATTCGTTAATTCTGCGGCTCTTTGCCGTACCTCTCTTTGTATTTGGCTCTGTAGATGTCAGGGGCTTTGGCTTTCAGTTTCACAAGACCGCCATTTCTGAACAGCTCGTCGAAGGGCTGAGAAGACAGTGTTGCGAGTTCTGAATCCTGCCCTGTCTTGTTCTGATCCGACAGCTCGATAGTGTCGCGGACTGACTTTTGCGGCTGGATGCTGTTGAGATACTCTACAGCGCCGTTATAGTCAGCTTTCGCAAGCCTTGTGAAAGCATCCTTTTGCTTAAGCGTGATCTTTCTCATGGAGATGCCTTTGTTTGCTAACTGCTCGGCTTTAGCTTCCTCCTTTTCTGTGTCAGCGAGAGCGACCTGGTCTTCGGCAAGCTTCAGCTTTTCTTTGAGCTCTTCGATTTCCTGTTTAAGTTGGGCGATGATCTTGTCGGGATCCTCTTCATCTTCGTCCACAGGTTCAGGCTCAGGGTCTGATAGCTCTGCGTCTCCGTCTTTTGCCTCATCGGCAAGCTTAACGGCAAATTTCTGAGCTGCTTCTGCGGCTTTTGTTGCTTTATCGGCAGCAACTTTGGCGGCTTTTGCAGCGGCAGCTTTGGCGGTTGTTGTTTGTTTTGTCATGGTTGTTATCGTTGGGATTAAACTTGTGTGTAAAGGGTCAGAGAGGCGAATCAGCTGATCATTCGCGTCGTAAAGTGCCACTGCCAAGGCTCCAGGATTGGCGCCGATGTCAACGATGCTGGCTTCTTTGAGGCGCCATTTGGTAACTGTGGCTTTTCTTTGTCCTGGAAGAAGTAAATCAGGGGCCTCGCTGGTTTCTAAAGGCTCAGCGCCGGCGCTGCACATGCGGATGTGACCGCCTTCCACTTTGAAGTAGATCGACATGGCGAAATCGTCATTTTCATCAAATACCGGTACCGCGCTGATTTCGTCACCATCCACTTTGATGTCCTCCCAATGACCAATCGGAAGGATTTGGTTTTTGTCCGTGCCCTCAGGTCGCTGGTGATTCCAAAGCATCAACGGGTTTTTTTCAAAGTCATCTAGGATGGCACCTTCGGTTAGCATCCGGAACTCCTGCGCATTCAGATTGCTGTCAGAAATGATGAATCTTTTGGATGATTTTTTCGGCATGTTGTTTCGTTATCGGGAACAAAGTTGGCGCGAAAAAAAACCATAAAAAATTCACGAAATCGTAACACCTACCTATCTGCTACATATTGTAAACAGAGGCGTTTCGACACGAAATCGCCTTTTTTTTCAGAGGCTTTACTTGCCGAACTTCGCGATCAATATGGCAGACAAACTCACCTTAGAACAAAAAAAGAAGTGGGCAAAAACCCTTTACACTGTTGAAGGCATGACAGTGCTTAAGCTATTAGCCGAAACGGTAGGCGTTAGCGCCAACACGATGACGAAATGGGTAGCGGATGGTAAATGGAAAACCCGCCGGGACAACATGCTTCTCACAAGAGAAGAGCAAATGGTCAATCTGCTCCAGGAGCTTGTGGAGATTAACGAGGCCATTAAATTAAAGGCACCAGGGAAGCGCTATGCCGATAGCAAAGAGGGGGACGTGCGCAGGAAACTGATTAAAGACATCAAGGAGCTGGAAACAAAGGCCAGTGTCGCCGAGATCATCCATACCGGTGTCGCCTTTGTTAAGTTCATTGCCATTACCGATCATGAGATGGCTAAACGAATCTCTATTCTGTTCGATTCCTTCATTAAAGCCAATTTAAAGTAATGGACACGGCCGATAAAACAGCGGTTAAAGAGTGGGACATATTCCACGCGGAGATGCTTCGGGACGTCTCTGTGAACGTCAATGAAAGCCCGGCGGAAAAAACTCTCAGGATCAATCGCCTGGAAGCAGACCCGGAAGCGTGGTTCAAATACTACTTCCCAAACTATGCATCATCTGAGCCTGCTGACTTCCATAAAGAGGCTACCGCCAGGTTACTGACTGTCCGCCGGTGGTTTGAACTCCGGATGTGGTCACGGGAACTCGCTAAGAGCACTCGCACGATGATGGAGTACCTCTACATGGTGTTGGCTCAAAAGCGTCTTAAAAATATACTTTTGATCAGCAACAGCGAAGACAACGCTGTCCGGTTGTTGTTACCCTACAAGCTCAACCTGGAGAAGAACGCCAGGATCATAAATGACTACGGAATACAGGTCAATCCAGGCGCCTGGACAGAATTTGAGTTCGTGACACGTGCTGGCACCTCCTTCAGAGCACTCGGCGCCGGTCAGTCCCCACGTGGCACCAGGTATGAGAACTACCGGGTAGATGGGATCATCATTGATGATATTGATACGGATGTGGAATGCCGAAACGAACGAATTGTTAAAGAGAAATTTAAGTGGATTCAGGAGGCCGTGATCCCGACCGTATCCGTAAGCGGTGACTACCTGATCACCATGTGCGGGAATCGAATCAGCAAAAACAGCTGCGTAGCCTATGCCGAAAAGATTGCCAGTCACATTGATCAGGTGAACATCCGGGATGAGAATGGTTTGTCGAGCTGGCCGCAAAAAAACAGTGAGCAAGACATTGACGACATCCTATCGATGCTCACCTATTCGTCACAGCAAAAAGAGTACTTCAACAATCCGGTAGTTGAGGGCACTGTTTTCACGGAGATGACTTACGGGCAAATGCGGCCGTTTAAGGAATACAGATTCCTGGTGTGCTATACCGATCCGTCATTCAAGGATAGCAAAAAAAACGACTTTAAGGCGACAGTATTGGTTGGAAGGTATAAGGATGAATTTCATGTCTTAAAAGCGTTTGTAGAGCAAACAAGCACCGCCAATATGATCGATTGGCACTACCAGGTTGACGAGCTTGTGGCCGCTCAGGTTCCGGTATACTACTACATGGAATCCAATTTTGTCCAGGACTCACTGCTCACCAAGTTCGGAGAAGAGGGAATTGCACGTGGTAAGGTCATTCCCATCAAAGGCGACAACCGAAACAAGGACAATAAATTCGCCAGGATCGAAGCAGCCCTTGAACCCCTTAACCGGAGAGGTAAGCTTGTCCTGAATAAAGCAGAGGAAACCAACAAGCACATGCAGCGCCTGGAGGAGCAATTCCTGGCATTAGAGCCAGGTAGTAGCGCGCATGATGATGCGCCTGATGCCGTTGAGGGTGGGGTTTACATTCTCAACAACAAAATATCGGCAGGAGGTAAAATGCATGTCTCCAATGGTAAAAACAACCGCAGAAACCTAAAACACTAAATAATGGCATTCTTAACGATCGCAGATTTAAAAACACACATTCGACCTGGCACCGGCAATGCTATCTCCCAAGGCGACGCAACCATCTTACAAAGCGCGCTTGATAGCGCCATTTCTGAGGCTAAGGGTTACTGCTCACGGTACCGCATTGAGCAGCTATTTGACAACATCGATGCAGATCCAGCCTGGGTTGCCGATCCGACC